AGTCCGAAAACGGCTTGCCGCATTCTTCAACTGCCCCTGCTCTACTTCCCGTGCTTGGTTGGAGTTGCCGTTTTGCCCCGGTGCCACGGGGGTATTGCTACCCACGGACTTCCGTTGCGTATACGGCTTTACCGCCCCGGACTTGATCTCGTCCATGACGATCTTGGACATGAGTAGATCCATGTTCTGTGGATTCTCTGCCCACTGCGGTTGGGACTGTAAGGCACTTGCTACCTTGCCCGTGATCCGTTCCGCATCGTCCGCACCGATCATGCCCTTACCGACCATGTCTTGGACTTGATTGCTTACGTGAAACGTGGACTGTATAGAGCCCGTCTGCTTGTTCACGTAATCCTTCACTTCCGACATGATCTCGTCTTTACTGGCAACGCCATTCTTACCGATCTTATGGTTGAAGTGGCGGTCCAGCATTTCGTACACCTTGCCACCGGTCTCGTCATCGCCCAGCATCTGCTTGATGTAGAGCTCCTCCGCGTCCGGTTGACCCGCGTTGGGGTCCGGCTGTTGGGTCTGTTGTTGGTTTTGTTGTTGCTGTTGTATCCCTTGGGAGTACTGCTGCCACTGCGCTTCCCGTTGTCGAAAAGCCTCTTGCATCTTCCCCAAGTTTTCTTGCGCTTCGTTTTTCTGAGAATTCACCTCTTTGAAGCGGTCGTACGGAATCGGTCCCTGTTCGGAGTGATCTGACGTGTCACCTGACGATACCGATTCACTTGAGGCGGACGAGTCCTCGTATCCGTCCGATCCAGAGGCGGATGAGTCCCCTGCATGGCTTGCATCCGGCTGTACTTCAGACATTAGTAGTCCTTAGAACGAAAAACGTCCGGTGTAGGAAGACCGAGGGGGTGTGGTAGAGGCACGCCCCCCGATCCGGTCCTCTACACCGGACGAGAAAATTACTGCTGTTTTACTCTACGGTACTGCTAGTACATCTTGCGCGGGGGCGCAGAAGTATTCTTCTTCTTCGTCCCCTTGATGCCGCCTTTGTTGGACTTGGACGCTTTGCGCGGCGTCTTCGATCCATACATTTTGTTTCCCGATGGCACGTTGCACCTCCTAGGTTACAGGTTGCCGTGCAGACTTGAGTTCGTGTTGCACGATGGTGTATCGTTTCTCATCCATCCCTCTATATACCACTACCGGCTCGTCCCCCCTATGGAAGGATACCAAGAAGTATTGGCCGTGGTTTATCATGTTGCGGGCCACCGTATCTTGGACTTTAGGATCGAGACCGGGTTCGATCATGGGCCCTGTAGGCTAGGACGCCCCGGCCCATACATGTACCAAGGCAACCCACCCATACTCCCACGTTGCTCCCGCTCTAAGTCCCTGCGATCTCTCTGCTCAAACGGTTGTCCGCTTGCCCCAAACCGACGGCCCGTTTTCGAGTCTCGCGCATATGGGACATCGCTTATTCCCCGCGCCTTGCTACGTTGGGCGTAACCCGGACTCATTATACCCCCACCGTGACCACGACTATGCGCTTGTTGTGCCCAATCATCAAACATTGCACCTCCCGGCCCGACACTTCCAGGCACCCGTCCCTGCGTAGCGCCCATCATTTGCATAAGACGGCGCAACACCTCTGGGTCCATGTTGTCGGCAAAGTTTCCAGCGGGCGGTGCTGGACCCATCGGATTCATGGCAGGGTTCAGAGGTGCGCCACCGGCACCCATCGTCCCTTGCATCATTCGCATGATGTCTGCTACTCTATTTGCTCCAAATGGCATTGGCATGGTGTCCCTCCTAAAGGAGACCGGGTTCGATCAATTAACGACCTTGGCGAATCGCTTCCATCAAGGAGACGGGATTTTGCGCCCCGTACCGAGAAGGATCGTCGGTAGAGACACTTCCACCCATTCCAAAGGCACCACCATACTGAGTCCCTGGAATAGGCATCTGCGAGACCTCTCCACTGCTTCTATCAAGGATGTAGCGCGTTCCCCCTATGTCAACATACCCATTCTGCTGTAGTTCCATTTCTTGACCACCGGAAAGTCCACCGAATCCACCCATTCCACTGGCCCTTCTACCCGCGTAATCGGGTCTTGTGGTCATTCCAGGCCCTGGTAATGGGGATGCATTACTGATATTTCGTATGGTGCCCGGTTGCGGTCTCTGGGACATTTGCCGTCCGTAATTAGTGCCCCTTCCGCCGCCACCCTGCCGCATAGCATTCATTAATTGTTCTACCATAGGCATGCCGATGCTTCGCAAGTGGTTCGCCATTTCGCCAGGTCCGATAGCTGCCCCAGTCATTTGTCTGCGTTGTTGATCGGTATAGTTTGGCATGGTGTCCCCCTATAGGTTCCTGGCCTGTTCGGCTTTATTGATCAGAAACTTGATCGTGCGTTGTATGCCGTCGATTACACCGGCTTGATGCTTTATTTCCTCTATCGTCCCCTGCCGCGTGATGTCGATCAGCTGCCCTATTTCCTTCGCTTCCATCTGCCCCAACTCTGTCAGCATTTCTTTCCACACAGTGTGGGTGGTGAAGTCGCGCCACTCACGCTTGCGTTTGGGATCGATCAACTAGCCCCGTTGTTGGTGGGGAAGGTGGGCGGATTGGGTATGGACGATTGCGGTTGCTTGTCTGCGCCTATCCCTGGGATGTTGCCACCGGACTGATTCATCATCTGCGCCATCATGCGGTCCTGTCCACCGGGGGCGGGACCGCCGCCCTGTTGGCCCTGTTGGCCCGGTGGTCCCTGCTGACCCTGCTGACCACCCGCCTCTTGGCCCATCGCCATCTGCTGTTGCATCTGCGCTTGCATCTGCTTCTGCTGTATCTGTCGTTGGTGCTGGGCGAAGTGGCCCATATACCCTTCTTCATTGGGACGGCCCAAGGCGTTGTATTCGGATGAGGCCAAAAACTCCATCAATACCGTCAGGTGTTCGCCATCGTTGTCGGAGGGATGGACCGGCGCGGGCTTGTTGATGCCATAGAGGAACTGCGCCATTTCGCCATTCTCTTCGTCCTGGCCCTTGGGGTTGGTCTGCGCCACGGCGGTCTTGGGACCGATGTAGGTCTCCGGGTCGCGTATGCCGATAGAGCGGAGGTAGTATGCCTCGATCTCCCACCGTCGGCCCGGATCTTGATTGACCAGTGGCGATGCCGCCGCCATCTGGAGCATGGCCTGTGCCTGTTGCTGTTGCACCTGGGCCGAGTACGACCCTTGGTTGGCACCCAGCCGGAAGTCGTACTCGCCCTGCATCCATAGGGCATCGCGGTTCAAGTCCATCGTCTGCGGTCCACTCTCCCCCTGTAGACGGAAGACGCGCTCTTCTGGTCCGTATTGCATTTCAAGGTCATAGATAAATCGGCAGAGGAAAGAGAACGACTCCGCATCTTGGTTGAGGATCTCACTGGTCCGCGCCAGTGCCTCTTGTTGGGTACCGACAAAACCGGTGGCATGACGAGCCGCAGCACCCCGCGTAGGCGAGATCCCAAGGAATAGATCGGTGACGCCCACCACCCTTTCTACGAGGGTGTAGAGCATCTGCTCTTCCTGGGAATAAAAACTGGTGACGTTCGACATCGCCGCGAACTGCACATCCCCGATGTTGTCCACGGGGATACCCTTGAGGGGTTTGAGTTCGACCTCATCGGGGTCAAAAGCCGCACTCGCCCTATAGAAGAAGAAGGGCAAGTTGGTGGCGAAGCCTACATCCAACCGCATGTTGTGGATGGTATCGAGCTCCGCCGACAGGTGCTTGACGATCTCCATGATGCCCATGCTGTAGAAGCGGGTGGAGACCGTCTGGTAATGCATTTCCAGCAAGGGGCGGTGACCGCGAAAGTAGAGGTCCGACAACCGAAAAGCCCCTAACACCATCTTGGGGGACCGCGATATGAAAACGACCATTTCCTCGTCATCGCCGGTATCGGGATCGGGGTAGGGACCGAAATACGTCAGTATTTCAAACTCGGGGTTGGGACGCGCCGAGGCTTTGTCGTGGGACTGTGCGGATCGGTTGAGTCCATCCCGTTGATCTTGATGCCGTACGCGCCGGTTGTTCTGGCCGGTCCCTGCGGTATTGGACCGGTCTTGCGATGGGGCCGCGTTGATCCAGAAGTCGCGTTCCCCTTCTTCCCCTTCGATCTCTACATACGCCGATGCCGCTTTCTTGAACAGCAACGAGAGGGGTTCCCATTGCCTTACGATGACCCAATCGGCCCCACCGGGGTTGGAGGGGCGGTTCGGCTGGGTGTTCATCGCGGAGGTGGGCACGACGAAATCGTCCCACTCCAGCGGCGTCATCACCGGCCCATCGTAGAGGACGCCTTCCTCTTCGCGTATCGCCTCACTGTCCACAAGACGCGCTACGCCGTCTTCATCCTCAATAACTTCTGGGACGATGTCTTTGGTGCGGTACTTATAGGTATCCGCCGCATACGACAGTAGCGACACGCTGCACCCGTGGATGAGGCGTATCTTAGACGCCCTGTTCCATAGTGCGCGGGCATTCATGCGCTTCGCTTGCAGATCCCACTCTACAAGGTTCGCCGCCTTCTGAAAAGTCTCTTGGTCGTTGTCCTCTTCCGCGAGTCCACCGACTAAGGGGTTCTGGTTGTAGACGCCCGCCGTGAGGCGCACGTTGACACTGTCCACCAACCAGTAGGGCATCTGGACGTGGAGGTCCGATGACCCTTCCCACGGACCCTGCCGTGGTTCGGTCTTACCCCGGAACATCTGGTCGTAGAGCTCATGGGAACCTTCCCACTCTTGCCGACCTTGTATCCCGTCATCATACAGGTCACCTACGAGGTCAAGGATTGACTCCTTATCCTCCTCAGTAAACCGGATGGGTTCGGGTGATGCGAATTGAGGTGCCGCCATAATATCGACCTACGGGGTGTCTCCGAATACTTGTCAAGGGACATTCTTCTTAAAGTTTTCCGGGTATTTGCCCGTCACCGGACGAATTACGCCATACTTCTTGCATAGCTTATACAGCCAGTCTTTTGAAATGCCCAACGCCTCTGCCGCGTCTTTGTTGGTCGAATACATCCTACAGACCCGCCGCAACTGGTCTTCTCTGACGCTACTTCGTTGCATCGATCAGGCCCATCTGCGAATAGTTGTCGGCCACCTGTTGCCGGATGACGGTGGGCAGCATCCACCAGTGACGCATATCCTCTTGCCCGTCAAGGGCGGCGATAGCGTAGTGGAGTCGTTCGAGGCGGTGCTGGCGCAGTGCGTCACGGTCTATGCGTATCGCCTCATCGTGAGAACTCTCCCACTCCGTATGGCCCGCATCCACCGCCGTCCAATCCAATCGCTTGTAGAGGTCTTGTAGTGTCATCCTCAGTATCCCGTGACAGAGTGACCGCTTAGTTTCTCTTTGGTCGAATCCGCGTCTTTTTGACGGCGCGGCATAGATCGATCTAAGCCCATCACCGCGCACCATAGGGGGCGGCAGAGAGGGAGTAGTCCCTGCCGTACGGCGGTGCGGGTGCGGGCGGTGGGGAAATCGTTCGGAAACAGCAGTTTTTGTATCGAACGACCCATCGGTCCAGGCCGGTCCGTCAAGGCTTTGTTGGTGGCGGGATCGAGGACGGTGGTGGAGAGCAACAGTTCCAGATCCCCGTGGAGGGTGGCGGCACCGGGGACGCGTACGTCCGTCAGTCCACTGCGGGTGTCGTAGGAGACGTAGGTGGGCCACCGTTCGCGGTTGACGAAGCTGTCGGTGAACTGGTAGTAGGTCAGTCCCTCATGGCGGCGGGCCGCATCGACTAGCCCCACCGGTTCGGCGGGCATATAGGTCATATGGGCGAGGTATCGGTCCTTATACTCCACCGCCTTGTCAAAGAGGTCTGCCGGTGTGCGCGGTTCCGCCTCATCGAGCACCACATAGAGTCGTTCGGGACGCCGCTTGTTGTCGGGGTGCCAGTAGGTGCGTTCGCCTACCACCACCACAAAGGCGGTCCCCTCTTCGATGCCCAGGCCGATGACAATGCGGGAGAGCTCATACCTAAAGATCTCGCCGTCCGTGCGGTTCTGCTGCCGGTCATCTTCCTCAAGGTGATATACGACCTCGATCTGCCCGTTGCGCTCTTGCGAGACTAAGTGATACACTACGGCACCCCCACTAAGGATCGTGAATGGTTCTCTTCGTTGTAGACGGGGTGATTGAGGTAGCCCACATCCGCCGTAGCACCCGATAACGCCATAGCAATAGCGACCACGGCGTCGATCTGGCGCGACTGACGGCGTTTGATGATCCTCCACCCGCGTTCGGTGTTTTGTGCCGCCGCCCAAGAGAAGTGCGACCGTAGGATGGAGTCGTTATAGAGCAGCAGGGTGCCGTTTTTGATGTGGGCATCCAGGGTGTTGGCGAATTCGACCATTTCGGTCTGCTGGTTGACCTCCCGGACCAACCGATCATACCCCGCATCGGCCAATCGTTGCGCCTCAGAGGCAAACTGGTAGGGATCGTACTGTATCTGGGCGATCCGCTCCGTTTCGAGCAGTTTGATCAGCAGTTCCACCACCGTCTTATGGATATTGACCGGCGGGGTGAAGATCTTGCACCCCCAGAGGTGATACTGGTTGCGAAAAGGGTGCTTATAGACCGCCGCCACGGCAGAGGTGTCCCTTTTGGTGGCGATATCGACGCCGATATGAAGGATCGGGTCTTCTATCAGCATTTTATGAACTCCGCCATCGGATACAATGCCTCTTGCGGCACGAAAAAGGCCGGACGGCCCGTGTCGGTGCGCCAGTGCTTCAGGTGCTTGCCCTCG